TTAACTTTTTAAATGCTCTATTCTATACCCTATTTCTTTATTTGCTAGTCTATACCCCTCATTTATCATTTCCTCTTCTGTCAAGTCATTACCAAGTAAATAATCAATAGTTAATTGAGCTCTATTATTAAAATATTTATCTAAAATATTACTTTCTATTTTATCCTGAGATATTATAGAGTAATCATCAATTATATGTTTGACATTAAATCCTTCTTTTCTCAAGGCTCTGCCAACTAAAATACTTCTATGACATCTTATAGGATCTTGCATTGCTCCAAGCAAAGCTATTCTATATCCTTTTGTACACCCATCTTTAAGTCTTTTTATACCATTAATAAACTCATTTTCATATACAACTTTTTCAAAATCTGAATATCCTTCATTATTATAAGATATTTTATTTTCCCTTTTAGCTGCTAATTCCTTTGCCATATAAATATAAATAAAGCCTTCTTTATTTAAAGTATATTTAATATTTTCCTTATCAAATTGGATATTATATTTAGAATATGGAGTTCCTCTAATATCTACAACACAATTTATATCATAATGCTTTAACATATCTATTAGTTTTTCTACTGTGTAATTTGAATGTCCAATAGTAAATATGTCCATACTCTTACCTCCTACTTTATTATTATATACTTATTTTCAATACTTATAAAAAAATTGTCAAGGCTACTTTTCCCAGTAGATTTTTTCACTCATGTGCCATATCTGAAACTTGACTGAAGTGAAACTTAAACAAGAGTACTTTATTTTATCTTTATTCTTTAAATAAACATACTTAGTTTTAAAATCCCTATTAAGTTATCCACAATTTAAATATTAATATAAATTCATAAAAAAGTTAAAAATCTAGATGCTATTTATAAATAACATCTAGATTTTTGATTTATTTTCTATTTAGAAGGCTGAGGCATATTTTTAGGATTCCTTGTTTGTATAAAAGATTATATTTTATAATTCTCTAAACTTCAATAAATCCCTTTAAATCGCAGCTTTCATAAGTATTTTTATAATTTCAAATTATCAAGATTCGTTAAAGTTCTTTTTAATTTTTGACGAATTTTTGACGACAGACTTATTATTTATGGCTTAAAATAATATTGTATATAAAAAATGAACTGGTATTAATTATCAGTTCATTTTTTTTATTAATAGTTTGTTATTATTAATTCATTATATTTCCCTCTTGCACTATTTTCTCTAGCAATAGAATAATTTACCTTAACTTCTTTTATATTAAATTCTTTGTATAGTTCTCTAGCTAAAGGATGATCATTTATTGTTAATAGAAACTTCCCTTGTATTTCTTTAAGTTTGTTAGCTAATATCCTATGTTCCTCTTCTCCAAATTTATTACCATATCCACAAGTTTTAATATAAGGTGGATCACAAAAGAAAAAACTATGTTTTCTATCATACTTATCAATTATTTTTTCAAAACTTAAATTCTCTACATATGTATTTTTAAGTCTATCTCTTAACTCTAATAATATTTCTTTATAAAATATTTGTTGTCCTGGCTTAGTTGTTGTACTATATCCATAATTATTCCCTTTTCCTGCAAAACTTTGTGTAATTACATACAAAAACTTTATAGCTCTATGAATCTCTGTCATATATTCTAATGTACAATTTTTATATTCTTCAAATATATCTCGTCCACTAAATTCATATTCTAATAACCTTTCTACTTCTGGAGCATGATACTTTATTGTTCTAAATAAATTTACTAATTCTTTATCTATATCATTTATAACTTCAACTTTACTTGACTCTTTCCCAAAGTAAACCCATCCTGCTCCAAAAAATACTTCTATATAACAAGTATGTTCTGGTATTTGTTCTATAATTGATTTCCTTAATTTTGATTTTCCTCCTACCCTACAAATAGGTGGCTTTAACATAATATCTCCTTCTTTAAAATACTTATACTTATATTTTAAAGAACATATGTTCACTTGTAAACACCTATTTAAATTATTATATAATCTCTTTTTAATAAGTTTAGTAATGGCTTAGATAAATCAATTCCTTCTTTATAATATTGGTCTACCAGTAACTTTATTAAAAAGGTAGGAGTTTTCCCCCTCTTCTTTTTAAATTCCTTTATAGCAGCTCTTACCAATCCATTATCTGATAAGGATAAAACTTTTTTAGCAAAACTACTATTATCTATATTAGTAACACTTCTAGCTAGCCTTACATTGCTACTATTATCTATAATATTAGTTCTTACTTTAGTTTCTTCTATATCTTCTAACGCTTCTTCTACTGATATTTGACCTTCTATAGCCTTCTCTCCATTACTATCTATAGCTATTTTATTAACTTTTTTAGTCTTTACTACATTATTTATAAGATGTTTTAATTTTTTATAAACATTGAAATTACCTGCTAATCCTTTTCTCTTTTCTATTGAAATATATCCAAGCTCTGCAAGCCTCTTAATACTTCTTTTAACTGTAGATATTGATATATTAAGTCTTTCTGAAATAATATCTATAGAAGGATAACTACATTGTTTTTCTACATTATAAAGGCTTAAAAGATAAGAATATATTCTGAATTCATTTGATGTGATATTATTATCTGTTATTAATTCTGTAGATAATTTTAAGAATTGCATTTGTAATTTCCTCCTTTCATATTATGAATTAATCAATATTAATTAACCTTAATTAAATATTACCATCTTAATCAACTTTAATCAAGTCTTTTTTTATTAAAGTTGATTAAGTTTGATTAATAATGCTATAATATATAGAGGAGGTGTTATTATGGCTGATAAAAAAGATAGTCTTGTTAATAGACAAAGATATTCAAGCACATTTGATATAGAACTATTAGAAAAAATGAAAGAGCTCTCTAAAGAAACATCTATTCCAATGTCTAAACTATTAGATAAAGCTTTAGAATTATTATTAAAAGAGCATAATAAAATTTAAGTCTTAGAAATTTAAATCTAAGACTTTTTCTTTTAAGCAAATACTTTGTATTAGCTAATATATAGCTAATTAATATTAAATATATATAAATAAATATAGATTGCAGTTCTTTGTGAACTTTTAAAAGTTTCTTTTGGTACTTTTATATTTTACTACCCTCATATGGGGACTGAAACATAAATTTTGTTCATATAAACTTAAACATTTTAACCTCTTCATAAACTAATTTACTTTAAATACAACTTCTGTTGATATTAAACAAATTAAAAGAGCTTTTACAAGTAATGGCGTTACTCTTTAAATACAACTTCTGTTGATATTAAACTTAATAAGAGTATGAAAGAAACTACTAAGAGAACCTTTAAATACAACTTCTGTTGATACTAAACCATAATCAACTTCATGTCCCTCTATATTCTCACATCCTTTAAATACAACTTCTGTTGATACTAAACCCTGTTATTTATAGGACTCTTATTATATTGGTTTTATATTTATTAAGTTGTATTCTAGTACACACCTAGAATTCAATCTATTTTGTACTAGCTTTTACCAAGTAACCTTGGAGCGTTTGGTGAGAGTATTAAAAGTTTTAACTAAACTACTTATTAAGCCAGTTTTCTGATCACTTTCTCACCCATAGGCTGGTAAAACAACCTTTAATATTCTGATATTATATTTTCAATATCTGGAATAGCAATATTCTTACTAGCATTTACATCTGCATTTTCTTTATGATTACAGTTAATACATTTAAATTCTGATTGTGATACTCTATTTTTCTTATCTATATAACCACATGATGAACATCTTTGACTAGTAAATTTAGGATTTATAAATATGCATTTTATCCCTTTTCTTTAGCTTTATATTCAATTTTTTTTGCAAATCATAATATGACCAGTTACTTAATAGACTTTCATTTTGATGTTCTGAAAACCGCTTAAATCTTCCATCTGTATAATACCCGCATTATATTTAACTGCTAAATTTATTATATATCTACTAACTTTATGATTATAGGTATCTTTGTATCTATTATATTTATCTCTCTCTCTATTTACATTATCCATCCTTGCTTTATATCCATGCCCTGTATTATTATCACTTGCCCATTTAGATGCTATAGATAAGTTTCTTCTTCTTGCCTCAATTTTTTGCCTATACTTAATCAATTCATCACCATTTATATATCTCTCTTTATAATTCATAAATATATATTCTTTTTAATAGAATCATACAAACTTATAGTTGCAATTTTGTTATACCAAGATCTATTCCCATAATTATATTACTATCAACTTCTTTATTTTTAATTTCAAATGTGTATGATATTGCAACAAGCCATTTTTAATTCTCTTATTATATAATATTTGTATAACACCTTGTTTATAGGAACTATTCATTAATTGTATTAATATAGACTTTTCATGTCCTCCTAATTTTGTAAATAAAAATTTAAATCTATTAGTTCCTAGCTCTATTTTCTTTAACTTATTAAAGAATCCAATTTCTATACCTAACCCCTTTGGAGTATCTATTATACTATAAGCATTATTATGAATTATTATTGGGATATCTCTTTTAAACTGACTTAATGATACTTCCCTTTTAATAAACCGTTCTTCTTATCTTGACTATATCTTTGAAATACAAAAGCTCTAGTTTGAGCAACATTATTAGATAAACACCCTTTCATTATTTCGTTCATTCTATTCTCTACCCATGCCTGAAATGATTTACCAAAATATATTTATCATTTTCCTTGGAATTCCGACTTCCATTTGAATCATATTTTGCATATCTTTAGAGTATTGATATGTAATAGCCCTATTACAAGCTATATATGTTTTATACTGAATATCTTTTAATTCTTTGAAAAATTCTTCTCTGATAAACAATTTTCTTTATAATATTGTATTGGTATCTTTATGGTTTTAGTTGTCATACTAAATTTTATCTCCTAATATTTTAGCTATAATTATATCTTTAGAATTATTAACATATTTTATAAATTTATATACATGTTTGATATATAAATTATTTATAGTTAACTTTATAAAAAAAAAAAGATAGAGTAATTTTTTGTTACTCTATCCCTTGTATATTAACAATTTATCCTTCTTTATATTGTTCAGCAAATCATATTCTAAATTATAATAGTGTCATATCTATAAATGTTTATACACACTATCGGTATAACCCTAAGAAAGCAGATGTTAAACAACATCTGCTTTTCAAATTAATTTTTAATATACCTCGCAATATTTTCCTATTGAAATATAACCTTTAGATATATATTCTTTTAATGTGTTTGAATAAAAAATTACTTCACTACCTTTGTACCTTTTCTCTGCTGAATAACTTAATTTATACTCTTCAAATTTATATTTAGAATACATAGTTTTTATTTCATCATTATTATCATATGTTAGGATCCAAGAATGATATTTTATCTCTTTTATCTTATTGCCAATGATAGATGATCTTCATGTTTATAAAATTAGTGTACAATTTTGATCCTTGATTATAGTAAGGTGGATCAAAAAATATAAAAGCTTTTAAGATTATTGTTAATTATATTGTCTATAAACTCTTCTGTATCTAAATTATATAATTCTATATACTCATTAAATGTATATATTAACCTTATTTTTTTATAATTTCTTCCTTATTAAACCTACAATCAAGTTTGTAGTTACCATTTTGTTCTTTTCCACCTATAACACCAGCCTTTATTATTCCAGATCTATTAGTCCTATTTAAAAACAATGTAGAAAACCCCAATGATAATAAGCTCTCATTTTCTTTATTTTCTTGAATTACTTTTGCCTTTTCCATTCTTCAATAGTTATATTAGTATTTTGTATTAATTCACATAACTCATAATTATAATTTAAAATAGAATACCATAAAGCATATATAGATCTATCATAATCATTAATAATTATATTTTGAACATGTCCATTAATTAATAAATTTAAAGCTACAGCTGCTCCTCCACAAAAGGCTCTATATATGTAGATGTATTTAATTTTTTATATATATTAGATTCTTAACATATTCTGCAAGTTTATTTTTCCACCTGGATATCTTAATGGAGAATATGTAAATTTGGCCATTATATCTCCTCCTAGAGCTTTATAATAATAGTCTATCATAAATATAACTTATTGGCCATATATTAATCTGTTAATTTAGGATGTAAATTCCTTGAAGCTATTACATTATAAGCATATTTAAATTTTTCTTCAAACCCATCGTAAATATCTTTGTTTTCCTGACTCCAATATTCAAATACTCCTAATCCCTCCATTATTGCCAAATTTTCATTAAACCACTTTTTATATTTATCTCTTGGATGTCCATCATATCTATTAGACTCTGGACCATTTTCTATTATATTATCTTTAGCAAATCCGCAACTTTGGCCTCTTCTCCATAAATCTGATTCAGGATTTAGTCCCAATAAAAAATCATATATTATTTTTTCCGGTCTTTCATTTCCTGGTAATTTAATCACATTATCTTGATTTAATATAAGTTTATCTGGTACATCTCCATCTAATACCATTACAATGTTAGAAAAATAAACTGGATCATTTTTATTTAATTGCAACAAAGCATCACACGATAATTTTACTTTAACAGTTCTTAAATTAAGTGAATATTTTTAGTTAATTTTTCAAAAGCCATCTAGCTTCATCATCTTCAGTATATACCGCAATTTTATTATTTATTTCTGGCTTTGAAAGTGTTAAATCATTTTCTATAATAGAATATTCAGGATTTCTATTTACTCTTAGAGGTCCATTATTTTTTGTAAAATAATAAACTTCATAATTATTATTTACACTCTCTTTATTATACTTATTTTTTCTGAAATATACCTTAACAATGATATGCTATGAGTTGTAAATACAACTTGAACATCTAATTCCTTACTGGATTTGTATAAGTAATCAACCAGTTTATTTTGTGCTATAGGATGCAAGGTAGCATCTATTTCATCTATCAATAAAATCCCGCCATTATAATCTCCATTCTTTTCTTTTAGTTTTCAAATGACATCATAGCCATAATTATTTGACCAATATTATCTTGTCCAGCAGAATTTGTTATGGAGCTATATTTAGATGTATTAACTCCTATTCCTTTTTTTCTAGCTGTATCTCCGATTTCTATCATATCAAGGCATACTTCATCTTTTTCAATATTTAAATTCAATATATTCTTATAATTGCTAATAAAATAATCTTTATCTTCTTCATTTAATTTATTTAATTTATTTATTTTAATTTTTTCATCCTTTACTTCACCTATAGGATATAGCCTTGATAATCCTAAATATAAAGATGGCCATTCTTTTTTCTTACTGTTTGAATTCGCTCCTTTTGTTTCTGGAATTACTCTAAATCTTTTCCACTTTTAATTTTCTATCACTTTGCCATGATATCCTACAAACTTTCGTTTCTGTTACTTGATCAAAATTATTTTTTCACAAAATTAACTCTACATTTATTTGACCCACTCTTATCGAATAATTCAGATCCCTTAAATATTTCACTAAATTCAGTTCTAAACTGAGTATTTAATAAAGTCTTTCCCTGTTTACCTTTAATTTCACAAGTATTCCCTAATAAAGCAAGAATAGTAGATTTTCCAATTCCATTTCTTCCTGATAAAGCTGTTACATGCTTACCTAATATTAGTTTTATTCCCTCTAGTGCCCTAAAATTATTTATCTCTATACTATGTATCATATATCCTCCATTATGCTATTTATATTTCATTGAAAATATGCTATAATAGAAGTATATTCAATGAAATATATCAATGTTTAGAGCTCGTGTAGATTAACGGTCATATTACGAGTTCTTTTTATTTTATTCTATAACTTATACTATAATTATACAAGTTTTTCGACAAAAGATACTATAAATAAACATAGAATAAAAAAGTGGCTTCCGCCACGCTCCCTTCGAATTTAATTTTAAGTACCTTAAAAGCATAGAACCGATATCTGTTCTATGCTATATTTTTCCTATTAATTAATACTTTATTCCATATACTCCAGTATACTCTTTAGGCCTCATTACTCCTCCGCACTTTTCACATGAAAAGCATGGTGGTTCATCAACATTGCTTTGATCCATTTCATCAAAATATTCAACTACTTCTTTAGGAATATTTTCTTTAGCTCCGCAAATAGTACAAATATATAATATTTCCTCTGTTTTCATCTTACTTCCTCCAACTAAGTTGTTTTCGGAATTATTTTACCACTTAATATACGTTTAGTAATAGCATAATTTTCTATAGCCTTTTCTAATTTTTCTTCATTCTCTTCTATAATCTTAATTCTCAGCCGTTCCCTCATGGACCCATATTTAGGATATACAATATCATGAAATCTCATTTTATTACCACAGTTAGGACATTTACATGGATTTACACCACCTATTGCCAGTATTCTATTCTCCCAAGTTGCTATAGATCTTCTTATACTTAATATCTTTTCATCTATCATTTTATAAAATTAAATTTTCCTTTGCTTCTTCTAGAATAAATTCCAAAGTATCTTATCATTTTAAAATTTTTCTCTGGAATATGTCTTATTATTCTTTTATGAACTCATATACATGTACAGTTTCAACTATGACCTTATTATCTTCATGTCTAGTATATTTATAAGTCACATTTTCACCATCATATTTAAGAATCCTTGATTCCGCTATCGCAGGACGTCCCACATATCTCCCTACATATTTGGCTGCTGTCTTCGCTGATTTTATCTCAGTTTTAGCATGAACATAAAACCTTTATCTTTCTCTTTATATAGTTTATTTTTTAGTAATTTAATTTTTTTGTATTTCCATTTATATAAGTTATTTCATCTAACAAAACCTTTTGCCATCTTTTTTCTTAATGATTCATAAGATATGTGCCTTATATGCCTCCATTCTGTTATATTTCCTCTCCCTCCTTCTGTAACCATCATATGTACATGAGGATTCCACTTTAAATCTCTTCCAAATGTATGTATTACAGTTACTATACCTGGTGTGAATTCCTCCTTTCTATTTAAACTATGCATCCAACTCGTAACAGCTCTCGCTGCGCAATATCTTAAGTCTTTGTCTATCCAGTCCAAAGAATTCTCTTAATTCTTTTGGTATAGTAAAACTATATGTCTATGCCTAACATTTATTAAATTTCCCAACATATTATCAATCCAATTATCCGTATAAACCTTTCCACATGAAGTACAAAATCTACTTTTACATGTAAATCCGATTCTCTTTGTAGTATTACAATTATTACACTTCAATTCAATAAATCCATACTTTGTATCTTTACACTTTAAAACTTTTTCTACTTCCTTTTAACATTAGGTCTAATCTTATTTTTATATAACTTTTCAAACTCTTTCCAATGGTCTTCTAATATTCTTTTTATTTTACCTTTTTTCATCTGTTAAACCTCTAATTTATAATTAATTAATCTAACATATTTGAAGGCTAAAAGCTAGATAATATCTAACTTTCAGCCTTCAAAATTTTATACTGTACATTAAAAAAAGCTAATAAGTAATAAAAATCTTACTTATTAGCCTTATTATTTAATATTTATTTCAATCTACTATATTTTTAATTTTGACATTTTTAATTAATATCTAGGATAATTTGTAACATCACTATCTGCATCATTAGGTGCGTATATTTGAACTCTACCAAAAGTTTGAGTATCTATTATTTTTATATCTCCTTTATTTTCTACTATTTTATATGATAATCCTCCATATCTTTGAGGTGCTAATGCTCCACATTCATTTCCTACAACTGGCGGAACATTTAATGGATAAACTCTCCATGAATAATTATGTTCATGTAAATTTAAATAGCTTACATTTATTACTGGTGGTGCAGGATTAGGTCCTGCTATATTGTTATATATAGGTTTATCTGTTATAGAACTATCGGCATCATTAGGTGCATATATTTGAACTGTTCCATAATCTCCTGTATTTATTATCTTTACATCTCCTCTATCTTCTATAATCTTATATGAAAGCCCTCCAAACATTTTAGGTTTTAAATATCCTTTTTGATTTCCTGTAACTGGTCTAACATTTGTTGCATATATAGCCCACTTTTCCATGTGTGAATGTAAATTTAAATATTTTCCCTCACCATGATTGTATGAAGGCTTTTGAACTGGTTTGCTTTGTTGTACTGTTTCCCCTGTTAATCTCTCTATAAAGTTACTCCACTTTTCCCAATTGTTTAATGAAAAATATTCTGGACAAACTTTTCTTGAAGCATCAAAATGTCTTACTACATTAGAATTCGGGATTCCATATTCTTTTTGCTTAACTTTAACCAATTCTAATGTATTTACAATTGTTCCTTCATCATAGGTATAATTATTGCAGCACATTTCTATATTTAATGTATTTTGATTATTTATACCATATTGATTATATCCATCTCCTACGGACCAGGAACCATTAAAGTCCTCAACTGATTGGTATATACTTGTTGCATCTACAAAATAATGTGCTGAAGCATTTCTATTTCCTCCATAAAAATAAATTGCATTATTTCTTGCTGAATCTGTTCCTTCTGGAGCTCCTGTTCCATGAACTACAATATACTTTATTGCATTTCCTTCATAGTGGTTATAAGGGCTTATCATTCTTTCAATCTTTAACATAAATATCACCTTTCCTTTTTTAAAATATTTCTATAATATAAAAAGCAGGATTACTCCTGCTATGTAAACTTAATTTTCTTTTGAAATTTGTTTTGATGTTTGATTTATTCCAACAGCTACTCCCCAACATAATATACCTTGAAGTATTCCATTTACTATAACATCAAATAATACTTTATATTGACCATTGACAATGTTTAGTAATATAGCAAATGTAATTCCAAAAAACATTAGAATTAGTGTTATATATTTGTCTTTTACTCCCTCTAATTTTTTAAGAAATACTCCTAATACATAAATAACAACAATTAATATAATTAAATTTTCTGGTATAAATTTTAATAGATCCATTTCACTTATCTCCTCTTATTTAAATATTCCTTTTTGAATTGCATAAAAAAAGAACCCTAGTAAACTACTTACCATAAGTCCTATTAACCAATTGATACTTTTTGTTTGTGCTCCGAGCTTCTCACATAAATTATCTATCTTTACATCTGTTGCAGCTCTTCCCTGTTCTAATTCATCTAACCTCTCCGAATGATTATTTATCCTTTTCTCATGTATCTTCAGTTGATGATTTATTAATTCGTCATTCATAATACACCTCTCTTTTTTATTAATACAAAAACATTTTTATAGTAAGTTCTTTAGAATTGTTGTTCCATATAAATATTTACCTGTTTCTGCTCCCATATGGCAATAATCACCACTATATCTTTCAGTAGTTCCCTTAACAATTATTTTCTTTCCTGCTTCTATAGGCTCTTTAAGCAATAGCCTTGTTGGTGTTGTTTTATATCCATGTGTTAAATCTGTATTCCAATAATACCCGTATCCTCCACTTAACCTTACATTTTTACCATCAAATATATTCATCCCATCAACTTCAACTGTAACATTTCTTAGTATAGGATTTATGTTTTCAGTTTCCTTTAAGATTATATAATCATTTGCTCCTGTTGAGTTTATTTCATATGTTATTGTTCTTTCTACTGTAGACTGATACTCTGAAGTTGGAGTAAACATATCTATAAATTTAACGTTATTCTTTTTAGCTATATATCTTATATATTCTCTATATCCTAATAGTTGTCTATGATTCATATTAGAAACTCCCATACAAGCTAAGTATATTTCTGGATTTATATTGTCATATGCTCTTAATTTACTTATAAACAAATCAATATCATCACCTAACTTCTTAATACTCTTAATGTGAACTTTTGTATCTAAGTTCACTAACTCAGTATCAATAGGCGTTAAGAAAGTTATTTTCTTTTTAGATTTATCAATGCTATCAATTAACCTTACTTGACAGTATCTTTCATCATTTCCCCATTTATTTATTATCAATATGTCATGTTTATTTACATCACCAATTACTACATTATCAGCTAAAGTTATTGAGTACTTATCAAATGCTTTAATATCTGTCCACCTGTCATTGATGTTATAATTGCTTTCATTCTTAATAGGGTGAGCTATCCAATAATAACTATTTTTTTCTAAGTAATCTGCTTGTACTATTCTTGGTTGATAAACAGGATATTCAGCTTTTCCCCAATCATCATTAGCTCCCATTAATGCTACGATTTTATCTGGTTCATATTCAGCTAGCTTTTTATAATTTATTATACCTGTTTCTTTATTGAACATATTATATTGAAACCCTCCAATACCTGCGTTCATGTATTCAAAATTTCTATCTGTAGCAAAGTTAAATACAAATGTTGGTGTATCTCCTGGTATAACTCTAGGATCTAATGATTTAATTCTTATTTTAATTTCTCTTGTCTTATTTGAAGCAAAATTATAAGTTTTAAAACAATCTTTATCTACTTTTCTAAAGTCTAATCCTGAACTTAATGATACTGCATTTGAAGGGTCGAAAGCTACATTACCATCACCATAATAACTCTCTAGTCCACTATCTAATAAAGTTCCTAACTCTCCTACTGTAGTTTTTGCATATGTTATACTTTCTCCATAATCAAATGTTATTTTTATTTCTCCTGCTGCAGGCGCATCCTTAAAGAATAAAGTATGTTTTACCTCGTCATTATCTAATGCTCTTATAATCATATAGTCATGGCCTTTAGGGAACTTTGAACCATAACTGCCCCTGTTTAATTCACCTGTTAATGATACTCCTTTATGAGTAACAACATGATTGTAAGTAAATGATTCTTTTAGTTGGAACTTTCTTGTTGCTCCATCTGCATTAAATGTTAATGTCTTTCTTCCTTTTCTTCTTGGGTTATATGTGCTGAATGTATCTATTACTTTGTTATCAACTAGTACCTCACATATTGCGGCTCCTTTGCTCTCTCTGTTGATTGCATAAGCTATCTTTACCTTATCTGATTTCATTGAGAATGTAATTGAATTATCTACTCCAATTATTTCACAAGCTTTACTTTTAAATAATTTAGGTGAATTTATAATTTTATTAGCTCCATTTACTGTTACTTGATCTATTGTTACTGTATTTGAATATTTAAACCTAACTATTTCATCAATTACTTCTAAGTACCCATCATTTAATCCGCCATTACCCCAAGTCACTGAATCACCTGCAAAGACTATTTTTCATTACTAACCTTTGTTTCATTAGATCCATCATTAAGTATCTTTATTACTTCGTCACCTAATGCTTCATATGGTACACATCTATCTGTAAAGTTCTTTCTTTCCAATTTAATTTTGTCTGGATTTAATGATGAACCATACTTATTAGTTATACCACTTATATAAAATACATCCTCTTTTGTTAATCTACTTTTAAATACTAAGTATATTGCAAAAAAATTATAGTCATCTATTAATTTATCTCCTAAGTATGATTTTTCAAAATATAATTTTCTTTTATATACTTGCCTTCCACCTTTATGTGTTATAGGAATATCTCTAAAATATGTCCACAAAGAATTTTGATACCTTCCTACAATTTGAGCATTAACATTAAATGATTTCTTACTATCTATTATTATGTCAAACTCAATATATCCATCATCCTTATATGATTCTGATTTTATCTTTTATCTATATCAGATATAAAACTATTACTAATTTTAATTTGCATATAAGGCATATCATTATTATCCTCACCATGATATTTAACCCACCAATTTCCTCCAAGGCTATTTTATCATCTAATAAAACAGCTGAATTGTTTGAAAATGTACTATTGTTAGTTTGAATAATAACATTACTTCCGCTTATAAATCTATCCGAAAATGGATAATGATTTGTTTCAACTGTAACTCCTTCTATTTTAGAATTAATAACATCTATATCCCTATTTGTCTTATCAATTCTTAAATCTATTAAATATTTACTATATACATCATCTATTGCTCCGCCATAGTAATAAATATTTTGTATAAGTAAATGTTTTATTTAATTCTGGTGAAACATATAAATATGTTCCAGATTTAATAGGCTTATTAAATTCTACTTCAATTACTGCAACTTTATTTGTTGTAGGTTCAAAACATTATTGATATTAAATGTTTCACTTGTTTCATCTTTATAATAAACTCTACCATTTAATGAAAGTTTCGAAGTTCCGTTATAACTATATTGGACCATGAATGTTAACTTATTACCATATGTATTAGTTTCAACCTCATTTAAAGTAATATTGTTAGGAATCTGAGCTATCCATCCGTATCCTTCACTACTTGTAGATGTTATATCTATACTATATTCACTATTTGCAAGCTTTGAAGGTTTATTAACTGTTACTATCGCATTACTTGAAGGTAATTTAACAGCTGTTAATCCATCAAATACAATTTTACCTGGAGCTATTTGATGTGGAAATAATTGTACATCATCTGCAATTTTTGATTTAGTTACTGATTTATCTGCTAACTTTTCTGTAGTGACACCTTTATCTGGAGGTATGCTATTAATAGGAGCATTCCCTGAAATTTGTTGAAGTAATTCATCTGTTAAATAAGTTTGATCTATCTTCCCCTGATTTTTATCTATTTGTGAAACTTTAATTTTATCACCAATATTCATTTTAGTTTCTACAGTATTTATATTATTTGTTATTTTATCTTCGCAATTAGTTATTCTATCATTTAATGTTTCATGGACACCTCTCGCTATTAATACCTCCATATTTGCATTATCATGCTCTACTGATGCATTTCTATAACATTCCTTTATTGCATCATGAATTGATTGTCTAACATCTTTTCCAAATATAGCATTTTTAATTTTATTTAATTCGTTAGTTATATTTGTCATGTTAAGCTCCTCCTATCTCTAGTCCTGTTATGTGAATATTAATACCTTCTCCGCTAGCTTTAATATTCTTTGTAAGAATTGGACTATTTAAAATCTTAGTTTCACCTGCTGCTATCTTAAATTTAAAAGCTACACTATCAAATGTTAGTGTAGCTTTGGATTCTTCTTCTTTTGAATTGTATAGTAGTATAGTCTTTACAATAGCTCCTAATGAACTTGAATATAATGTTTGTTCTGACGTTGTAAGAACTTTAGCTGCTACTAACTTATAATCTTCCATTCTACACCTCCATAATTGCTCTACGCTTTAATTTCTCAAGCTTATTATTAACATTATTAAAGTTATCTTTAATATCGCTAGTAGCGTTAATTAAATTTTGAGTTTCTTTAACATTATCATTAAGTCTATTATTTATTTCTATAATTGCATCTGTTAAGTCCTTAACCGTTTGATTAGTATTAGTTAAAACCTCATTTGTTTTATTCAATACTTTAGCTGTATTCTTTGATTCAGTACTAATAGTCTTTACAACATCTATAGTTGAATTAATATTCTCATTTAAGGTTTCAATATTTTTATTAGCTTTAATAATTCCTAGTTGATATTGTTTTATATCTTCAAATTTATCACCTACTGTAAGACTAGAATTTTGAGGATTATTTCCATCAATATTTTTTTCTATAACCCTTAATTCCTCATTTATATTCATTAGTGGATTTATAACATTATAAGTATTGTATACTTCAAAACTATTCAAATCCAATCCTATTAAACTTAAATCTAAAGCAGTTATTTTATATTTTTTCTTTATTTTATTGTTTCTTTTTAGATAATCTTGTCCATTCTTTAATAAATTAGATGCTCTAGTAACATCATCCCACAACTTCACACCTACTATTACTCCGAATTTTTTCATTGCATCAATATCATCAATATATTTAATACCACCATTTACAGATTCAATGGTTAATCGTTCCTCGCTATTTTCAAGTTTACTTCCTAAAGGTATTAGTCTAGATATTATTGATGTAGGATCTTTTTGTTGCTCTATGGATTTTAAATTTTTAGATATTCTTATTTCAGTCTCTTTAAATTCTCCAATAGACTCTAAGTAATCTAAATATCTTGTACCATTTTCATATCTTATTTGCAATTCACCACCAAGTCTATCTATGAGTTTATCTTTAATAGACTGAAAAGTTTTTACATATCCTAAATATCTATAAAGTCTATCATTATTATTTTTTACAGTCACATTACCTAGTACAAATTTTTTATCTTCAGATACTTGATTATTATGATTATCTATTATTACTTTTAAAAAATTTTTAACAGAAATATTATGATATTCTCCGTATGTAGTACTAGAGTCCATAAGATACCCGAGTTCACTCTCACATACTACAGACTTTGTTAAAACACCATTATTATTCATTTTTTCAGTCGGTAATAGAATTCTACCTCTGAATTCTACTTTATTTAATTTTTTATTTAATACTTCTATTAAAGTTTTTAAAGCTATAATCTTAAAATATCCTGGATTATTAGGCGATATATCAAATGTTAAAGTATCGATAACATTTATACCATGTTTTATATTAAAACTAGATAATCTAGGTGCTTCAACACTTGTAGATATTGAATTAATTATAGTTTCTTCATTTTCATTTATTAACTTAATTTCGTACATTATTAAAGAACCTCTTTTCTAAAAATAAATTCTATATTCCCATTACCTATAATAGTCAATTTGTTCTTTCCTTTATCTAAATCAAATCTCCAATCTTTAGTAGTACCAACATTAAATTTATAAGTTATTCCATTTTTAATTAAACTTATTGGAGCACTACAATGAATAGTAGGTGTGATTTTTATGACACTAGGATTATATATATCAATAATCTTACTCCCATCTACATTATATTTAGTATCTTGAGCATAATCTAATTCAAAATTAAACTCATCCCAAATATCACTTCCTTCTATGTTATTAGCTATTTTAAATGGATAAGCTATGAATTTAACATTTATCTCACATCCAACTGAATATTCTTTAAATTTTAAATCACCTTCACACTCGGCTAAAAAATAATATCCAGGAATAAGATCATCAAATAATTTTTCCTTTTCACTATTTACTAACCAATCTGAAATTTCTATTTTTTTATTAAAATATTCTATTTTATCTTTATATTTAAAATCTAATGTATAAACTATAATTCTTTCTTCATAATTTTGATCCCCATATAGATCACTAAAGTCATAGCTACCATTCATAAAAGGCACTCTTTCTTTAATCTTGTTTTTTTTTGGTGGGTTAATTTCTCTATTCATTATACGTAATCCAAAATCATTATAACTATGTCTATCATTTATAGTAAACCCATACACTATAGTATTAATCCCCTTTCTGTTAAATTTAATCTTTGTCCGCTTATCTTATCTGAATAAGGAGCTGTAGCTTTTGCAACTTTTTCACCTTCTATAATAACTGGTACTTCTATAATTGATTTATTTTCTATCGTAGCACCTGCAGTATTATTATCTTTATTATCATAACTATTATTTTTAGCAGTTACAGTCGAAGTTGTTTTAGCAGTTTCGCAATTAACAGTAGCTTGCATTTTAGCAGTCAGCTCTGTCAAACTATCTTTCATATCGCTTTGAATATTTTTGCTTTCATTTTCAAAACCAACTCCAACACCTTGGGCCATATATTTACCAACCTGGTCCCTGAAAACACGAGATGGAGAATGTATTCCAAGAGCATCTTTAGCACCATCAACAATACCGCCAAAGAATTCACTAACCTTATCACTTATCCATCTGCCCATACCAGTTATACCATTCCATACTCCACGAACTATATTAGAACCTATACTCGCCATTTCGCTAGGCAAATTAGAAACTGCATTTATTATATTACTAACCATATTAGAACCTGCCTGCGTTGCAGCAGAACCTAAACTATTAGCAAAACTAATAACATTCGATATTGCATTAATCAGCCATCCCCAGATTCGTCCAGGTAGCATGGAAAACCATTGGACGACTGCATTTATTGAATTAGAAGCCGAACTAACCATATTATCACACATCTGTATTCCCCATGTAACAATATTGTTATACGCAGTAACTAGCCATTTCCAAAGTTTTCTGGTAATTCAGAAAAGAATTTGACTATATTTTCTATCCATATAGGCACATTAGTAGCTAAATAGTTCCATGTATCCATTCCCCATTTAATTATGCTAACTAATGCATATCCTAAAGCATATCCTAACCTATTTGGCAATTCATTAAACCAATTACAAATCTGGTCTATCCAAAAGGAATACTAACCACAAAAAAGTCAACTATAACTTGCCAACCGTATAAGAAAGCTTGATTTATACTGTTCCACAAACTAGCAAACCATTCTGGAATAGCAATAAAGAAATTCATTACAGTTTGAAAAGCTGTAGGTATAGATACCGTAAAGAAATTAACCAACCATTCCCAAACAGATTTTCCAACAGCCAGAATACTATTCCATGCTCCTATAATAAAATTTCTAAAACCTTCATTTGTATTCCATAAAACTATTAGTCCGGCTATTACCGCTGTTATTATTATTACGAACCAACCTATAGGAGATATACTCATTACTGCATTTAAAATAGCTTGTGCTTTAGCAACTAACCCAATTGCAGTTGCAGTACCATTCATCACCCTATAAAATTAGTAATTACAGATACTACATTAAAACTAACAATCCAGTTCCAACTGCAGTTAACGATGAACCAATCAAACTTAATGTATTGTCAAGTTCTCCATTACCAAGGTTTACAGTCAAATCACCAAACCACTTAGCAACATTATCAACAACTTCTTTAGCAGGAGCACTAAACTTTTCATAAAAGCTATTCCAGCTCCCTCTAATGCAGAACCAAGCAAAGTTAAACTTCCATTCAGGTTATCATTCATAATATCAGCCATATCTTTAGCTGAGCCATCGCTATTATCTATTGCAGCAGTAAGATTATTAAAATCTTCATCGCTTGCATTTACTACAGATAATAACCCTGACATAGCTTCTTTACCTGCTAAGGCAGCTGCTTCACTTGCTTTTGTTCCTCCGTTAAGCCAGAAAAACTACTTCGCATTTCATTTAGCAGCTGTCGCAATGGTTTCATTGTTCCATCTGCATTGCTTGCTTCAATTTTAACCGTTTCATAGCTCCCGCAACTGTGTCTGTAGGCTTAACTAAATTGGTAAACAGTGTTCTTAATGCAGTACCACTTTTTTCGCCTTTAATACCAGCATTAGCCATTAGCCCTATTGCAACAGCACAATCTTCTACTTTATATCCAAGAGCACCTGCGACTGGTGCTACATATTGGAATGTACTTCCCATTAATCCGACATTAGTATTACTACTAGAACTGGCTTTCGCCAATACATCTGCAAAATGGGCACTATCTTTAGCCTTTAATCCAAAAGCTGTAAGAGAATCTGTAACAATATCCGATACTGATCCGAGATTTTCTCCAGATGCAGCCGCTAAATTCATTATTCCAGGAAGTCCATCAATCATGTCATAAGTTTTCCATCCAGCCATCGCCATATATTGCATAGCCTCAGCAGATTCACTTGCACTAAATTTTGTCTTAGCTCCCATTTCTTTAGCTTTTCAGCAAGCAATTTGAACTCATCGCCAGTAGCACCACTTATAGCAGAGACTTTTGACATTCCTTCCTCAAAACTAGCACCTGCTTTTATTGCATAAGCTCCTACTCCACCTATTGCAGCAGATGCAGCTAAAATGTTTTATTCATAGTTTTAAACCATCATGAGCTTTTTTACTCAAATCTGATATGCCTTTTTCAGCGCCTTTGACATCTACTTCAGTATCAATTATTATTTTTCCATCAGCCATTTATTCACCTACTTTCTTTATAAAAATAAAAAAAGCAGGCATTGGCTCACTACTCTAAGGTGTGGCTCTAAGCTCTGTCTTTTGCTTTAACTTCTATTTTAATTATTTTTTTACATCGAGGACACTTTACTTCTCCATCAACATATTTAACCTTCAAAAGCAATTGATTGCAATTCACACAACGTACATCCTCTATTTTAACCACCTTCTTAATAACAAAATAAAAGCACCATCAGGTGCTTTATAAATACAATTCTTCGTTACTTTCACAATTTGCATTGTTAACAATATTATTTTTAATTCTTTAATAAATTTACTCCAAATAGAAAATCCAACAACTTCGAAACTCAGCACCTTTAATTCTTCTTTTTTATTTTTATAATTAATTACAATAAAGTATTTAGGTGCGCTGTGGGTTTTGTCTCCAACTCCGCTCATACCACCAACTATACTCCCTAGTGGACCAAGCAAAATACCACCAACTACAGCTCGTCCAACAACATTTTACTTTCTTTAACAATTTCTCTTTCAGTAATACAATCAGCGGATAAAATTTGAACATAGGGCAGCTTGATATCTGGTACATTAGAGACATTTTACTTTTTATCTCAAGCAAATCTTCTTTCAAAGTTAAATTTACGATTAAATTTTCTGGATAAATTTCAAGCCCATTAATATGTTTTAATGTTACACATCTTTCTTTATTTTTCTTACTAAACAGTCCCATTGTAATTCCTCCTAATACACTTAATTATATAACCATTAACAGGAATATTACAACACTTTACTTAAATCTCCTCCGCTTAAAAGTATGTTATTTATTTCGTCTAGCTTGTCATTTTCACCTTTAGATGTAGGGATTTTATATAGTTCTTTCATTTTCCTATAATGCATCTTTTCCTCTTTAGCTTTAATCTTAGATAAATCAATGGACCTATATCCCATTATTTTAACTATCTCATTATCTTCCTTAAGACTCTTAAACATAGCCTTGAATTTCCACCAATGTAAATAGTCTATATCCTGCAAATCTACGCCATATTGGTCTAAAAAAGCACTATAGATATAATCATCATCATAGTCAAAACTATAAATCTGAGCAGCACTTTTACCTTTGCTATTTCCCTTTTGAGACGTAGCCTCTTTACCACATCTGTAGAACCACAAGATCTTTTCTACAGCCTCATTTATATTAGTTGGAACTACAGGATAATATAATTCTAAAGCATTAATGATTTTATATTCTTCATTTATTTCATTATCTTGCATTAAAAGTTCAAATAAAATAGATGTGCGAAAATCTGAATTAATACCATACTCTATACCATCTATATCTACCGTAATTGGAGCTAAATCAATTAATAAGTTCATTATTTTCTAGCACGTTTTGAGCTCTATTAGGAGAATATTTAGATGTAAATTTACTAATCTCATTTTCTTTTCATTTGTCTGCTGAACCAACTCATCAATTGCTGACATACAAGTCAATAAATTAACCTTTTTACCAAAAACCTTTTTATCAGTTCCTTCTCCAAACATAGTATTAAATATATTAAAAACTGCATTGCACATTATTCGAATACTTTCACTATTTTTTTTATTAGCAACCCTAGCCTCAATACCATTTAATCCTTCCAATGCTTTTTCATATCTTTCAGCAACTTCAAGATCATAAATATCTAAATCCTCTAATTCAACGCCATTTATTTTCACTTTAAATTCCTCCTATAGTGTTTTAGGTGTAAAACCTTTTTTAAATGTCTTTGCAGCAGTATCAAAAGTTCCTTCTACCGGATCACTAATTCCTAAAAAACTTCCACTTATGCCTAATTCTCCATCATTGTCATCAAAACTATCGACTGAAATAGCCACATCAAATTTTCTAGCTCTAAATCCTGAAGTTGTATCAGGTTTATCTAAGTCTACTATTAAATATTCCGTTTCTGTATCAGCACCTGTCTTTTGCATTTCTCCTATATCTCTTATATGATCAATAGCTTTCTCACTTGCTATTTGATCAGCATTAAAGCTTGTACTCCATTCATATCCAGTAATACTTTGACTTGCACTAGATTGATTTATATACCTCTTAGATGTAGTCTGGGCACTAGGACTCTCATTAAGCTCTGTAAACCCAGTGCCTAAAAGTTCAAAAGTTTCACCTACCTTTAAATAGTTAGCTTGAATTTTTCTTTTTCGTATAGCCATTTATATCATTTTCCTTTCTTAAAATATTTTAATTTTAATTGTATCTGGAATTGAGCAGTATCTTCTGTTACTGCAAAAGCATACCCAGTACTAGTCACCTTAACTTCCAAAGACTCTAATCCATTATCTAACAATGGAAGTATGTTATTGTTATTATTATCATCAATCCAATTAGCAAGTTTTCGAAAAATCCACTGTTATCTATATTCTGTAACACATCAACCCCATAAGGCTTTCTAGATGTAAATATAAAAGCGTATTGTCTTATACTATCTCCATTAACGTATTTCTTTACAATAGGTTCTATAGGAACTTCTTCTATGGAATAGGTGTCTGCATAAGGTTCTAGATAGTTGACATTAACTTTAATAGCATTATTAAATGTATCTAAACATGGACATTTTTTTATATAGTTTCTCAAGCTATCTATTATCAAAATATCACCTCAACTGTTCCAGTTTTTCTTTATTTCAACATATGTTCATTATCACTTACTTCTACCTCCTACAAATTCAGCTATTGCTTGGACTATTTTATCCCCTCTGTCAGCAAACATTCTTCTATCCCAAAGTTTTCCCTGAGCCCCCATTGAAGATCCTTGAGCGCCATTACCTTTGTTGGAATAATACTGCTTTCTAGCATAAGGAGCATTATATATAATTTTATTAGCCTGTAATTTAATCATCATATCCTTCAATCTACCTGTTCTGTATGGAATATAATTATTACATTGTTTAGCTACCTCTTGAGTAAATTTAATTTGAGCTTTACCATTTTATTCAGATACCTCTTTAATAGAATTTTTTGGGTATCATTCATATCTATTCTAACTTTAATGAGGAATCATTAAGCGTAGTTGGACTTTTATATTGCAATGTTGTATTTTAACTAGTTTATAAGCAACATTTTTTTATTATCGGAGAGTGTAAAATAGTCTGTGTAAACTTCAGAAAATGATATAATAAATTATCAATTATGGAGGGAACACAGACTATGTCATTTTCAAAGGAAGAATTAATAAAAATATTAGCAAAGGATCCAAATATTAAAACAGCTGAAGATATTCAAAATGTTTTAAAAGACTTATTTGGAGAAATGCTTCAGCAAATGCTGGAAGCCGAATTAGATAATCATCTTGGATATGAGAAACATGATTACCAAAATAAAAACACAACTAATAGCCGTAATGGCAAGAGCCGAAAACTATGAAATCCAATCTTGGCTACTTCGACTTAGATGTTCCAAGAGATAGAGAAGGTTCTTTTGAGCCTGAAATAGTAAAAAACATCAAACTGATGTTTCACATTTAGAAAGCTCAATAATTGGGATGTATGCTAAGGGAATGACTACAAGAGATATAGCATCACAAGTAAATGAAATATACGGAATGGACATATCACCAACATTAGTTTCTAATATAACAGATAAAGTAATTCCAATGATTAGAGAATGGCAAAGCCGTCCGTTGGAAACAGTATATCCTATAGTATTTATGGATGCTATTCACTTTAAAGTGAGAAAAGATAACACCGTTGTTTCGAAAGCAGCCTACGCTGCGATTGGAGTAAATATTGAAGGAAAAAAAGATGTTCTTGGTATATGGATAGGAGCATCAGAGTCATCAAAATATTGGTTGCTTGTTCTGAATGAGTTAAAAATAGAGGCGTAAAAGATATACTAATTGCTTCAGTTGATGGGTTAGTAGGGTTTAACGAAGCCATTAGAGCTGTTTATCCGAACACTGAAATTCAAAGATGTATTATTCATCAAATAAGAAATTCAAGTAAATACTTATCTTATAAGGATTTAAAAGCTTTCAATGCAGATTTAAAACTAGTTTACACCGCTTCTACTGAGGAGGTCGCATTAGCGGAATTAGATAGATTAGAAGAAAAATGGGGAGAAAAATACTTAATAGCAGTAAGGTCTTGGAGAAATAACTGGAATGAGTTATCAACATTCTTTAAATATCCACCAGAGATTAGAAAAATAATATATACAACTAATGCAATGGAAAGTTATAATCGTCAACTGAGAAAAGTTACTAAAACTAAATCTATATTTCCGAATGATGAATCATTAATGAAGATTTTATACCTTGCTACCGTTGATATAACAAAGAAATGGACCCAATCAATACGAGGATGGGCTCAAATTTTAGCTCAACTATCAATCTTCTTCGAAGGTCGTTTAGACGACCAGTTGTTCTAAAAAATATTTAGTCTAACTCTTATTAAAGTGCAGATTATTATGTAAAATTTATCAATTAAAGAAAAATAAAGGTTGGATGTTGTATTAACCTTTCCAACCTTTAAAATAAAACTAAATTTTCTAAAGTTTACACAAAATATTGACATACTCTATTATCGCAAGTATCTGTACAATTGTATGTACTACATCTACAATCTAATTCACCTAATAAATCCATCTACACTCCCTCTACTTCTATATGATCAGTTAATAGATTTACAGATTTAATATCTATAACATCATCAAATTCATTTTCTAAATCAGCAATTCTAAAAGGCTTTACTCCTGTTACTTCAAAATCAACTTCACCTTTAACTATCTTGTCACCATTACTATCAAAAGTGAAATATTTATGTCTTTCTTCATCAGATAACTTGTTAAATCTTTTAGGACTTACGTAATTATCTAACTTATCTATAAAAATAAGTGTACTATCAGCAAGCAGTAAACCTTTATCGCTTACAGTACCAGTTGTCTTTCCTTGCCAATTAACATCTTTAATAACTCTTCTTTGATATTTATAGCTATCGCTAGTTAAATCATAATGCTTGTTATAAATTGTTACAGCTGAATTCTTAAACAAAACACCCATTACATCACCCCATAAGTTTAATAAATGGATCAGGTAAAAGTTCTTTTATATCATCAGTTATGGTCCACTTTCCTTCATCAGTAAAAGTCATACTTTGATTCCCTTCACTAATGGATTTTACCCCGTTCATTTTTTTAAATTCAGTAGCTTTTTCAATCAATAATTCAACTGCAACTCCATAATTCTTTAAAATATATTCCTTTGTCCATTTAGGGTTATCTATAACATTTAGATAACCCCTTATTTTAGCTACTGCTCTATCTTCATTAGTAAACATAACTACCTCCATTCTCTAATTTATAATTATGTAATATTGTCCCAATATACTAAAGCGTTATAGTAGCAATTCCTATTTCTTCAGCAGTAGGACAAGATGGTAATGCAGTTGCAGCTGCTTTAGTAAATTCACCAACTGGATCTATTGAAGAATATGTTCCAGCAAATATATTACCTATCATTAAAGCTTCTTCCATCTTTGAATCTCCTATTAATTTAACTTCTTCGGCTGTTAATCCATAAATTGTTTCCCCTAACACTTCAGGACCAAACATTGATATTACATTCTCAGGAAAATATCTCTTAGTATCAAACCCTTTTGCTTTTTCAACTTTATATTTTCCTTCATTAACCACAAATCTAGGTAAATCTAATTCTTCTAATAAATCATTTAATTGACTTAAAGTTACAGTTTTAGCTGAATTAATACCATGAACTGCTTCTCTAACAGATTTATTTGAACGTATTTTATTAACTATTTTTCTAGATGTTAAAGCTCTAACTGGTCTTGATCCTGAAGAACCCTCCACAGCAGCTGCTAAAGTTTCTAAATCATCAAGCGGTTTAGATGTCTCAGTATCTGACCAATTGAAAGTTTTTTTGTTTACAGGAAGGAATCCATAATCCATAGTTACTTTGACTCCATTTTCCTCAATCCTAATCTTACCTGAACTTAAAAGTTCCATTCTCATCGCTTCAACTCTAACTTTTATAGCTTCAACCATTTTATCAGCATCTTTATATAATTCTAAAAGGGTTGACTCTAATTCCGCATTAGTTCTAGGATTATTTATTTTTATAATTTCTTTTTCTGTAATTTTTATCTGTCTTTTAATTAAAGCTAATGATGCAACACCTTTATTAATAGCTTCTCTAGATGCTAGTTCAGTTTGTGTATCTAAAGCATGCACTGAAGCTGATACTGGTATGCCACCTCTTCCTAAAATCATATCAAATTCAATATCTTGAATTTTTCTCTCTGGGAAAAGTGAATCCCCTAACATAGGAACAACCTTTCTATCTTTATAATAATTAATTAATTCTTTTGTACTGAAAACTTCTTCTAACCTTGGCATTATTTAATCCTCCCTTTATTATCTAAATGTTATTTTTACTAATGTAGATTTTATAGTTTCAATAGCTTTTTCTGAAAATCCATCAAGCACTCTATCTTTTCTTAAATACCCTTCAACAACTAAGCTACATGGCATATCCCCATTTGTAACATCTACTGTTTTATATAAAACACCTGCTGGTGTAGTAGTTAGTGTTTCAGAACCCTCTCCACCAGTTTGGGTTACAACTGTTCCTTCAGCATCTATTAAAGTTCCTGCTTTAACTAGTTTTCTTCCATTTTCATTAGGCTTAATGCTTGTTGATTTAACTGTAGAAGTAAAAGTTATAAGATTAGATTGAGTAACTAATATCTCCATATCATTTTCATAAGTTTGTTTTTTAAAATACATAAAAATTCCTCCCTTTATTTAGTAGTCCAAGGATCACTTGGAGCTGAACTTGTATTATTTATTTGAGCTGCTATTGCAGCACCAATACTCATTGGCTTTCCATCTGAATTATTACCTGGTATATAACTAGACTGTTTCATCTTCTCTGTAGCTATAGCTTCAAGACTCTTTGACCAATCCTCCGCGATAGAATCTAAAACTTCTTTAGTTTTATCAAAATCATCACCTAAACATTTTTCAATAATGCTTGCCGGCAATTTCTTATCTTTAGCATATTTCATAGCTTCATTTAATAAATCTTTTCTTGCATTAGCTTTTTGTTCATCAGCTAATTTTTTCTCAAGTTCTAAGATTTTCTTTTGAGTTGGATCAGTTATTAAATCCGGATACTTTTCCTTAATAAAAGGTTCAAGCTCCTTTTCTAAATTGTTTTCCCTCCAAGTTTTTAAAGCTTTGCTATGATATTTATCATTTTCACTATCAAGAAAAGCTTTAAAATCTTTATCACTTTTTATTTTTTCCTTAAAGGCCTCTAAGGTAAGTCCACTAATTTGTAGTGACTTAGCTAAATTACTATTTTCTAGTAACGAATCTATATTTTCATCATCACCCGCTTTTTCAATTAATTTTAATAATTCTTTCTTTAACATATACTCCTCCTTATCCCACAAACCCATATAAGCCTTGTGACACAAAATTATTTAACTTAGTAATAACACCCCTTGCACACAAAATGCACACAAGACGTATTAATAAATAATATAAAAAGCCTTAGTTTCCTAAGACTTAATTATTTTTCAACTTTGTAGTTTTCCCACTTTTTATAAGCATCTACATACATTTCTTTCTTGTCCCCATTGTAAGTACACTCGTAATACATTCCATCAAATAAAGTAGTACTTAATAAAGCTTTATTGTTTTGAAGAGTTTTACAGCTCCACACCATAAATACATCATCTGTTGTAATTTCCTTCTTATCAGTTTTATCCAAATGCTTATTAGTATAGTTACATACTTCCTGTTTACACCATTCTAAAAATTCTTTTTCATTCATTTAATGTTTCTCCTCTAATCTTCTATCCTATTAATTCCATATTGAACAGCTACTTCATGTTCAATTTTACAACCTCTTGCATTTCTCCAATCTCCACCAAAATAAGCAATATCAGCTTGACTTAAAAGCTGTATAGATTTTCCTAGATACCATACTGGAATTGACTTGTTAACTTCTCCTGGATATTTCGATATGAAAGAATCTATTAACTCTATTGGTTCTCCTATAGTTTTTTCTGCTTTAATACGAATTTCTTCCCTTGTTTTTAAAATTTCTTCATCTGTAAGACCCCTCATTGGTTGAGATATAAATAACTTTTTCACTTCTCTTTTCCTCCTTAGTTTTAAGCATAATAAAAGCACCTACTTTTAACTAAGTAAGTGCCTAATTAAGCAAATGGTGAATTTGCTTTATCTCTTAATATTTCATTTGTTATTTTAATATATTCTTTATGAGCATCTTTTACGTTTTGTGGCGCATCTTCTCTTATTGTAGCCTCTAAATAATCACCAGCATTCCCCATAATAATGTATGGTTCAAATATCTTTGTTAATTTACGCGTTGTTTCATGTCTTTTGTCCACAATCATCACGATTTTTCAACTCCTTTTATATACGCTTCTATAAATTGAACTAATTCTGTTTTGATATTTCCTTTAACACTGAAATATTCTGCAATAATTTCATTAACCCTATTAATCCCAATATAACTATCTGCTGCATATCCACTTAATTGGTTTTCAATAAACCTATTAGGCATTGAAGATTTACTTAAGATATAATTCTGAATTCCATTATCAAACATTTCTTTAGCATTATTATAACCCACTCCTTTTTGATTTTCAATTAATTCCACTAAATCATAATGATATTTATGTCCTAATTCATGCAGAAGTGGAGAGTTTGATTCTACGCTTGCAAAATAACCTTCTTTGCTTTTTAAATATTTTGATATCTTAGAATCTGTATCATACTTACTATTTATAAATACTGTATTAACTTCTCGCTTATAACCTCCAATAGCATTTTGAGGTAAACCATTTTTTTCGAAATTTATAATTGACACTCTTGGCAGTTCAAACCATGCAGGTAATCCACTTTTAATATTTTTAAGTTTTTTTTCATATAATCTTACTGCTTTATTTTTCTTTGTTGCATCAATATCCGTCCACATGTTAAATCTACTATTAGATACTCTTTTTTCATTTATCGATAAGTTTCCCAGTTTAAATTCTCTTTCTTCTCCAAATTGTGGAACGAACCTACTGGACATATAATCAGTTTTATCTAAAATACTCTCATCATCTTCAATAGTATAGAAACATCTGCATAATGGATGTTTTGGAATTTCTATCTTACCTTTAAAATCAAACACTCTATCATGGTATTGCCCACAATCAGAACATAACCTACTATCTAAAGTTGCATTATACCTTACTTTTTTAACCCCTGTTTCTTTACAGAATATATCAAATGCATTAGCAGAAGATCTATTTACTTCTGTTTCTACAAGTCTTTTTGTATTATAAGCACCAGTATTATAAGTTTTTTCTACTTCTTTTTTTATTTGATTTACATTTACTTTTCCATTAAGAAAAGCATTAATTTGCTTATGAAGATATTTAGCTGTTTCCTGCTCATTTTCCCAAACTCTTTTCGAAAAATGTTTACCTTTAAAATTATCTTTCACAATCTTCTTAACATCTTTTAAATTGGCATTATAGTTATAAAAATTAAAAGTTTTATTAACCGTAGAACTAAGAATATCATTAATTACATTAATCTGATTCTTACAAATATTCTTATGACCATTTAAAATTAAAACAGACATCTTTTTATAATATTTATCCTTATCGCTCTTCCCTATACTCATTACTCCATCAATAATAGTATAAGTAAGCATAACCATTGCTATTTCCTTTAAAAGTTCATTTCTAATATTTTTCTGCTCCTTATAAATTTCTTTCAACTGTTCATTAGCTTCATCATAAAGACTTTCAATAAATTCTTCTTCATCAATCATTATCAATCACCTAGATTATTTAAATCTATTGCAAATTCTTCTTCTTGCTCTTTTTTTACCTTTTCAGCTTCAACTACTTTATTATTAATGAAACTAAATCTACCTCTAGCAGTATCTTTAGAAATTATCCCATCAGGCACCTGACTAAGCATTTGAGCAGTTGCTAAATCATCTGAAGGAATATTTGGAGTATAAAGAGCTTTAATATCTTTATAATCATAAATTTTATTTTTCTTCAAATCCAAATATATAAATAAAAATCTTAATCTATTTTTAACAATATTCCTATGTGCCTTAATTTGAAGATTACACTTGTTTTCCAAAACAATAAGTCTAGATCTTAAAGTTATACCTGATAAATTACTTTGCAATTTTTCATTATGGTTTATATGACAAGCTATTTCGTACATAGTATCATGATATCTATCTAAAGTATTCTGAATAAATGTATCATTTATATTTTTGATTAACCAATCTGCACTAGCACCTTTACCTGGAAGTTGTAACACTCCCAATCTCTTCATTTTAGGAACATCATCATTATCAATTTTACATCCAATAAATTTTAAATAAGCATTCCTAAAATCACTTATTTCATTACCAACATCACTTAAATTTGTCTCAAAAGCATCTTGAAGACCCTTAATATCCTTATATAAACTATCACTTTCTTTTTCATAACTTAAAATTCCAATACTAACAGGCACTTCTTTAAATAAATTTTTACTTGGTGATGCTATTTCTTCAAATTTATCATTAAAATGATATATATAATTCTCCGTATAAACATCAATATTATTATGTTGTTCAAAATCATTTTTAAATGTATGAATAAAGAATAAAACCTTTCCTGAAGAGCTATCCTTATATGCATATCCATCACTAGGTTTTATAATTTTACTACAAAAATCTGCTTTCTTATCTATATAATAAAGTTCATAGACTTCCGTAAATATTAATAAATATTTCATTAAATCAGTATCATGAAGTTCATCCCAATGAGCTGTATAATATTCTATATCTTTTACTATATTTGTATCATCTGTCCTTGATTCATAAGTTATATCATTTCCTAATGTATAAGCAACTTCTTCTTTTATAAATTTCTTAATGTAGTTAACATTTACTTTTAAATTTGATCTATCTGTAACAAAAAGATATTTTCTGATAGCATCTGTATCACCCTTATAATAACGATACATCTTTTCATAAATATTTCTAAATACATGATAACTACCATAAGCCTTTTTAACTAACTCTAAATGTTCATAATTATGCAAATCTAATCCAAATTCTTTTTTAAACAATTTATTTATCAACTTATTTAAATTCAATATTTCACCTCCTACAACCCAAAGGATCGTCTATCTAGTATTTCAACTGCTTCAACAATTTCTATATTATCAATCCGATTATTAAATTCAGATGCAATATCTGGCGCATCATCATGAATAGAGAATTTTTGCCCTCTAAAATCTAAAATTTGACTTATAAATTCATCATCTTCTTCAGCAAATATAATTTGACCTTTATTCATATAAGGAATAATAGTAGAAATTTTATCATCCTTATTTTTTCTTTGAGCTTCATTTATTATTTCTATGTCTCTGCCTCTTAAAGTTAAGTCAGCTTTGATTTTATTTTCTAATAAATTAGCATCTGCTCCATTAAATGTGTTCTTCTCTATATAAACATGAGTTATATCTATATATTCTTTTATCAACTCAATCATATGGTCCACGTACTTATCAAAATCTGTTCTTGCATTAATCCTTGCAAGTTCAGCTTTTCTCGCATATTTTAAATTATTATCAGCTTTAGATCCTACCAAAAAAGCACTATAGTCAGATTTTTTATTATTAGTTGCTGCTGGATCCACTAATAACATAGTTTTTATAAAATCATGTCTTTCTATTTCTTCTCTTTTTTCAGTAGCAACAGTTTTAAACCATTTTTCTCCTATACTGTCTACATCTCCTTGAACTTCTTGTTTAAAGGATGATGGATTTTCGTAATATTGAATGGCCATATCAAGACAATCCCAAAACTCTTGCCATAACAAAGGATATTGCATTTCATCTTGGTGTTGATAATAAAACTCCTTAGCATAATCTAATGATGCACTTCCATATTTTTTAGAATTAAATAGAATCTCTTTAAAATTCAACCAAAGTCCTTCATTAAAGAACTTATCAACATTATCTATAAGAACACCTTTTTCATTTTCAAATTTCCATGTTGGCTGATTCATCAATCTACTATAAAAACATTCTTTATGTTGTAATGTGCCTAGTGCTATCATCACAGTACCTTTTTTAACTAGCTTTCCTTTTCTATAAAGTGGCTTTTGAATAGCAAATTTAACATCTTCACTAAATCTCTTCCACTTTCCTTCTCTAGCTTCATGAGTTTTAACATCTGATTCTGATTGATAATCATCTAGAATTATAAGTTCAGGCCTTCTATTTCTATACTTTCTACCTCTCATAGGTGAAGCTGAAGGTATTGCTTCTATCTTAGAAAAATTAGTTAATTCTAATTCTGAAGTATTACATTTAAAACTCTTATCTCTATCATCTAATAAAACTCCAAATGAATTCTTTAATAGTTCATTTTCTAAAAATTGATTTTTAATATCTGCAATAAACTTTTCAGCAGTAGATCCTATATCAGAACATATCAATGTATATTTTATATGGCCATAAGCATGAACCCATATAACCGGTCCGGTATTTCCAAAAACTGATTTACCTGTACCTCTTGGCAATATTCTACCTAATTGATTGTGACCTTCTCCTATAATAGCTTCCTGAATATCTTTCCATAAATCTTCATGAACCTTTGCATGAGGTGCTGCTGCATTATCATCTTTTGGATAATAGATGTCTTGTAAAAAATACAAACAAAAAAACTCTAGATTAAATTTACCTAATTGCCATGCTAATCCATGGAATCCAAATAAATTGCTAGAGTTTTCTATAAACATTTCATCTGTTCTTTCCTCTGCCTCTTTATCATTTAAGCCAGCTTCTAGAAAAGTCTTATTAAGATAGTGATAAAGTAAGAATTCATTTCTTTCATTATCACTATCGAATTCTAAAGGCAATCCCACTTTATCACCACCTCCTGGTTTTTAAAATTTGTTAGAAAAAGTGTGGAACTGGTAGCCACAGTATTCCAAATATTGTATTTTAGAACCTACCCCCATATTTATTTATGCATAATAGTAATTAAATACTTAATTATATAACAATTTCGCTTTTGCTTTTTATTTTTTTCGCTAAAACTTAATTTAGCGAAGTTCGTAAATTAAATTATTATATATATACTAAAGCTAGTTATATCAAGGTCTTCAAGCATTATTACCGCCTTTTAATTTCAGTTTTATCCTTTCAACAACTGCTTCAACTTCATTAATTTGCCCATCATTCTCACTATTTCCCGAGTTTCCAGTGTCTATTACTTGGGAAGTTCTTCCTAAAATCCTATCTATTAGATATTGATTTGCAGCTAAACATACTCTTTTATCGCTTTTATCATTAGCTAATTCTTTTATATTTGAAATAAATGTGGTTAAATCTTTCAAAATGTAAGCATTTCCCTGGTTAATTATCCCTCGCTTACGCCTGTCCAGCTCTGCCTTGACAGTAGGCTTACCCATCCAAGCATAAATAGTATTTCTAGTAACACCTATAGTCTTAGCGATATCCGTTATATTCTCGCCCTCTATAAGCATAGTAATCATTTGTATTTGTTCTCTTGTTACTATTTCCTGTTTATTCTTTAAGAGCTCTTTAGCCATCTACACACCCCCTCTGATATATACACATAATAAAAGACACTTGTATAGGCTAAATCTTCTCTAATTAGCTTCTACAAATGTCCTAACTAACAATTTCTATAATACTATAATAACACGTTTAAAACCTTAATATTTAAACCAGTCTTAAACAAAGTTTAAACAAAGTTTAAGAATAATATATTTGATATCTTATTTACTATAATTCTTTTCAATTCTGATACATATTCTTCAGTTAAATCTAACTTAGCAGCTATCATTCTATTATTCTCTTTATTAAAGTATCTCATTTGAATAAGATTCTTTTCTCTATTTGTTAAATCAGTTAATGAATTTTCTATCTTCATAATTTCAACTTCTTTAAGCTTTTTCATATTTTCTAATTTTTTTATTCTCTTTTCTCTAATTACGACTTCATTCTCTACACTTGAATTAAACTTATTAGTAGATCCAGTTCTTTCTTCATATACTATTGCACCAACACCTTCATATTGACTTTTTAAAAGTTCTAAATCTAATTCTATATTTCTAATTTCAGCTTTAGTTTTATTAAAGTTGTATAACATAGCCTCTGTTTTTTTATATAAACTCAAGATTATTCACCTCTTTTGTTTCATTTCTAATTTTTTTATTATGCTTTTTAGTCAATTTTTATTGATTTTTTCTAATAAATTAGCCTTTTCTGACTCTAATTTTGCTTTTTCTGTCCATTTTTTATTAAAAATACATTTTTTAATTTGCTTATCTATTTCTTTTATTCTATCTCTCCAAACCTTGTCCCAGTCTACTCTCACGGTACTTTACTCCTTCTAATTTTTTATATTATGTTACACTTCATGTTACATTTATTTTTTTAATAGTAACCACTTCAAACCGTTGATATTACTAGCTTTGGAACATTGGTTACAAAGTTACACTTTTTATAAATTTATATGTATATATAGAGAATATATAATATATATATTTTTTTCTTATATATATATATATATTTATGTAACTTTGTAACTATTATATATATATATAGTCTCAGGCTAGATATACTGTCATTTCTTGTGGTTACACTTTTGGTTACTTTTTTTTGAAAACTTGTAACTCTTGTAACCTTTTTTATTTTTTACAATTGTTTTATAAAGTTTTCTATTTGCTCTAATTTATCTTTAATAACCAATATGTCATGATTACTTCTTAAAACCTGCTGTGGAACGAATTTCAAAGCAGATTCAAAGCTTGTACAATAAGCTATTGGTTGCCAGTATTCTTTGCCTAGATTTTCTTTCTTGGTTAACTTACTATCTTCTACTATTTTCTTGACTTTTACTATAAACTGCCTTTCATCTGTTTCTATTAAATAGTCTCCCATATTTACTTTCATTAATATCCTCCATTAACTCTATCCCAATTAATCTTATTTTTATATCTATATGCTTGTTCCATTTCTTTAAATGTGAAACCTAAATTTAATCCTAATGCTATAATCCTTGGAACTGTAGGATCTTTAAAGCACATCTGAAATAAGTGGTAAACTGTATAATCACTATTAAGTCTATGGGCTATTTCTTCTGCTCTATCTATAAAGCTATTTCCTTCTTCATTTTCTAGACTTAAAGCAAAATGAAAAACATCTGCCCATTCCTCTAACATTTTTTCTCTATTAACTTCTCCTTTGGTTTTCTTCCAATACTTAAACTCTTTAAATTCCTGTGCTAATTCCCCTAGCTCTACTCTTAGAGCTAACTCTATCTTTCTAGTTGGGTATACATCTATATCACTTTTCTTAAATATTGCTATATCCAATTCTTTCTGCATTTCTAATAAATTTCTAATGTTCATAACTAACCCCTTAATATTTATTAATGTATTATTGTAATTATCTCTAAATCCATATTTCCACAATCTTGGCATATATAAGTTATATTGATTTTTTCATATTTCTTATTATTTGCAATAATTTTCTTTATTGAAAATGCATCTATTTTATCACTATTGCATTTGCAACATATTTTATTAATAGTCTTCATATTTAATTTAACCTATCCTTACTAATATTCCACCATTACTCTTTGTTTTGAACTCATATAAATTAGAGTTTTGGCTTTTTAAACTGCATAAATCTAATGGTATTAACTTTGTTCCATTGTTATATATCTTCTTTTTGTACCTGGTGCAATAATATTGATTTCTAACAAAAACTTGATTATTGCAATACATACATTTATTCATCGTTTTCTCCTTACTGATACTCACTTACTTGAACCTTCTCTTCAGCTATAATACAAGCCACTTTCCAATAGACTTGGAGTAAATTAGTTTCCTCTGTATCATATTGTGGGTCATCTCCTCCGCATCCTGTATCTCTAATTGCTATAGTATAGTAATCCCAGGCATAATAACTTTCTACTTTACCATTGGTTTTATCCTCTATAAATTTTCTTAATTGTCCTTCTGTAAATAGCGGAATTGGTCCTATACTTTTAAAGTAATCAAAATCTCCATTTAAATCGCATTCTAAGTTATTATCTATTATCTCTACATCTTTATATTCATGTGGGTCTTCATTATAATAATATAAATCTCCGTAATCACATTCCCACCAATCTAAAAATATTTTTTGTACTTCTATAGGTTGCTCTCTAAATTGTTCTATTGTTGTGAATTCCATCTTTTACACTCCTTTAAAATGGACACTCTGTTGTAGTTCCTTCGAATCTTTGCTCCGTTTCTGTTACTACTTCAAAAATTGGTTCTACTATCTCATACATTTTTAAATCTCTTAATTTTTCTATATCATATTCATCCATTCTTACAGTTTTCCAATTTCCATTAACCTGTTTCATCTTAGTTGGAATACTTTCATTTAAAATATAACCTGATTTTTTAGCTTGTTTTGTAAAGTCCTTCAGTTTTAAAGGAATAACATCTGTTCCAAATCTAGTTGTATGTTCATATAACAAATTAATCATTTCACTTGTTTTTATTAACACAACATTGTTTTTAACTTTAAAAACACATTCTGGATTTAATACTCTAGAATCCTCTAGCATTTGATTAAACGTTAAAAGCATGGTTTCCACAACTGAATTTACTTCCTGTCCATCTTCTAAAACTTCTGTTTTTATATTTTCTATTAAGAATTTTTCGAATCCCTTAAATTCCTTAGTTTCTAATTTAATTGCAAGTTTATTTAAAATTTGCATTCCACAATAAATATTAAGCGCAGTATTTAAAGGTCTATTGATTAATTCAGTTATTTTACTTTCTCCCAACTTCCTTATATCTGAATATTCTTCTATAGTAAGATTTAATATTATATCTATCAGACTTCTTCCCAATTTATTCAATAATTGTTGATTATCCATAAGCCATTTCATAGCTTTAGTATGTTCTAAAGTTCTTTCATTTTTAGAAAGATAAATTATACAACTTCTTTCTATAAGGGCCTTTTCATTATTAGCATAGCTTTCCTCACCTGCCATTATAATAGGTCTATCTAATTTAAATTCTGTTGTTTCAAGACTTCTGTTCCCTCTTGATACACTTGTCCCATCATAAGAGTTTCTTAATATTTCGCTTAATTTAGATATTTTAAAACGATCCAGGGCTGATGGTTTAAATTCTTCTAATAACAATGGGTAATTGCCTTCTGATAGACTTTTTATTATTCCAAAAGGACTTGTTAATCCGATTGATTTTATATCATTTTTATTAGCATTTAGTATAGGCGCTATTACATTATCTAATATTGTACTTTTTCCACTTCCACTCTCTCCTATCATCAGTAAATGATGCTGTTTATTTCCTATTGCTTTATTTTGATATATTGCCAGGTTGTTTATTACTGTTCCTATTATGCTGATAGTCTTTTCTGAAGTAGCAAATTTAAATAAGTGTTTTCTTATAGATTTAAATTCTTCTTGAGTTATTTCTTGAATATCTATTAGATTTTCTGCCATATTACCTTTGCACTTTATGCTTATATCTATACCTGAATCTGAAATAGCTCCATTACTTGTTGCAAAAAATAATTTCTTATCTTTTTCTATAAACTTAGCTCCGTTATGAATTTCTTCATTTTCTAAAGCAAAATATTTATTTATCCATATTTTAAATTCAGTCAAAGCTTTAATATCACCTATAAAAGATAAATCCATGGTCCCTAAAAGGTTTTTAAAAGATTTGGTATCATCGAATACAGTAGAAAATCCCGTTTTCTCAAATGTCTCTCCTGTATTAGACTTTAAAATCAATTTTATTCCTTCTTTATCTTCATCAATAAATTTCATTCTTTTAGCTTCAATTATTTTAAAATTTGTTATATATTCCTTAAAAAAATCATCATCCTTTCTATTGTAGATCCATTTAAAAACACCATTTAAATTTTGCTGCAACTCATATCTTGTTTTTAAATCCAAGCTTCTATTAAAGGCATTTAATAAATCCTTCTTATCATGTCCAAACTCTATCCAATCAGTAACATCTTTATTGTTTCCCAATGACTTTAGTCCAGGTAAATTAATAAACTTAAATTCTCTAGATGTCGTAAACAATTCATTGTAAATTTTCCATTTATATTGTTCTCCGGCTATCCCTGTATCGCTACACACGTAAATTCTGGCTCCCGTAAAATAACTTAATTCTTTAGTTATTCCTTTAAAGCTTGTGGCAACATAATTTTCATTTCTTAACAGTGAATTTATTGTATTCGCATCTTTCTCGCCTTCTACAACTACAATTGCATAATCTTTTTTTATTCCCTCTATAGTGTTATAAAGGTTATACGGAATTTCATCGTATCCTCTACTAGCCTTTACCTTTTCATTTTCAAAATGATAATAACCATGTTTCTTTTTTCCCTCTTTATGGTCCATAAATTTTGCTTTGAAATAAATTGGATCGTTATCTTTATTTACAAAAGTAAATATTCCTAACAAATCCTGTTCTTCCCTGTATTTAGTAAATTCCCACTCTATAAAAGACTTAACCTTGTCCTCTAATTGTTCTTTTTTGCTCTTATGTACTTCCATTCCTAAATACTTTTTAGATGCATTAAAATCTATACCTTTAAAATTTGATATAAAGTCTATTGCATCTCCACCCACATCACATCCAAAGCATTTAAATTTATATTTATTAATATTTGGATGAAACTTAACACTTAAGGAAGGTGTCTTTTCATTATGAAAAGGGCAAGGTATATATCCTTGCCTATTAAATTTATTACCAGTCTCTCTTTCTATTAACTCTTTTAAATTTATATCTCCAATATCCAAATAACATCACCTCCTAAAAGTTTTTAAATCCATTTATTCTTTCATCTTTTGTCATTTCCAAACCTGTAATATCCTTATATATAGTTTGTAATTTACTAAGCCTTAAAGCTATATCGTTAAAAAGCTTTAAATGTTTCAAACAACTTTCTATGCTTTCGTTTTTAAAATAAATTTCTGCATTAGAATTACGTTTAAGATAGTAATTATATTCTTTTTTTATCTCTATAATTTCATTCATATTTATTCCTGAATTTCTTCTATGTAACCCTTATGCTTAAGTACATTTCTAATAGAATATCTTAAAGTATTGTATATCTCGCTTCCAATCATAGACTTATCTATTGGCCTTATGATGGTACTAAATTCCCTTTCCAAACCTTTTATTCTTGCATATAATGTTGTTGGCTCATATTGGGCTCTGTAATTTTTATTTCTTATGTTTTCATCAAAATCTTTATCTTCCATAAATATAAAAAATTCAATGCCATATCTATTCATATTGGCAAATTCGTACTTGAGTCTGTTGTAATCAGTTTTAAGGACTTTTTCTAAATACTCTTTTCCTAATAAATCAATTATTTCTTTTTTAATCTCATTTATATTTGTTTTATTATCCTTAAGATTCATTGCAATTTCATCGATGCAAAATTTTCTCTCTATTGCTATATCATTTGTAAAATAAACATCTCTCTGTTGCCCTTTAAAGCTACCCGCTGGCAAGTAACAACTATAATCTCCATAGTCTAATTTTTGAGTTTTGTAAGGCTTCTTTTTCTTTTGAAGCCATTGTATTATATGGGTATTTGCTTGTTCTCTTGTATCTACTATAATTACCATTTTATCTAATATTTCTTTTATCTCTTTATCCGAAAATTTATATCTCAATATTTATTTTTCTCCTTTAATCTAATAAATTACTATACAATTGCATTCTTTAAAAAGGCATATCTCCGTCATCAACTGGTGTCATATCTTCATCAAAGTTTTTATTATCAAAGGTATTGTTAATTTTATTTGATGCATCGTTACCTTGTCCATTTCCTATGAATTCACACGATTCAACTATCACATCAGTTGTATATCTTTTAGTTCCATCTTTAGCATCATAGCTTCCGGTCCTAATGTTTCCTGTAATAGCTAACTGTCTACCTTTAGTAAGGTACTGTGCTATTACTTCCCCTGTTTTTCCAAAAGCTATACAATTTATAAAATCTGCTTCATCTTTCTTAAATTGTCTATTTACTGCTAAAGTAAATCTCGTTACTGCTGTTCCACTACTAGCAGCATAATTTAGTTCAGGATCTTTAGTTAACCTTCCAATAAGTATTGCTTTATTCATTTTAAACCTCCCTATGTTCTTCGATTAAATAACTTGCTTCTAAATCTGCTGTGTGAAGTAGTACCGCTGGCTTGCATAAATTCCAAGCTGCACTAATAGTATTTAAATTTTCTTTTGGTTCATACCCTCCCATGTGCCACCTTATACAATACAATTCTTCTTTTGTAAGTTTTATAAAGGTTTGTAGTATTAAACAACTTTTCTCTCCATGGCCTAATGGATTTTGATCATCAACTGAATAATATGGAACTTGAATCCACTTCCCATCTCTTTTTACATTTCTTGAACTAACTACGTAATAATTAGCTTTACAAATATCATGTAGTAAGGAAGCGATTATTATGTTGCTTTCATCTAGTTCAATTTCATTGTCTTCACATTTTTTCTTAAATATTTTATATACATTTAAACTATGTTGACATAATCCTCCTTCATAATTGCTATGAAATCTAGTTGATGCTGGTGCTATGAAAAAATCTGTACCTTCTAACCACTTAATTAAATTCTCAACACCTTCTCTTTTTGTGTCTTTCAATAAACTTATGAATCTTTCCTTGTTATCTAAAGTAAAAATATCCATACTTCCTCCCGTTGCTATTTTATTTTTAAATTTCTGTTCCTGGGGCTGCTATAATTGTTTTAATCCCAGTAATGGATTCTATTTCTTTTTTAAATTCCTCTGAATCTCCATTTTTATCTGATATATGAATTAGTATTATGTCTTTTGTTCTTGATAAATCCCATGTCTTCAAAGCTGTTACTAGTGTCTCTAAGCTCATATGAGATTTTAAAACTCTGGCCCTATGAGGCTCTAGATCATGTAATATTTTCTCGCTATAGTTGCATTCTATTAATATATGGTCTATATTTTTAAATTTATATTTTAGATAATAAGTATCTGTAGCGAACAATATCTTCCCTAATTTAGGATGCCCTATAATAAAGCCTAAAGGCTCAAATGCATCATGTTCAATTTCAAAAGGGAGTATATTAAAATTCCCTATTTTAAACTTCTCTGAAGCTTTTATAATTTTATCTCTTCTACCCTTAGGTGTATTCCCAATCCCGGCTAGAGTTCCCTTTGAGGTGTAAACATCTATTCCATTTTTGATTATTTTTTTATATGACTTTGAATGATCCTTATGTTCGTGGCTTATCAAACACCCTAATATCCCTTTAATATTAAAATCTAAGCCTTTTAAAATTTCATTCCAGGTTATTCCACATTCAAGCAGGAGTTTTTCATCTCCTGCTTGAATCAAATAACAATTCCCCTTAGATCCAGTTGCTAATATTTTAATCATTAAAAATCACATTCCATATCATCATGCACTACTTCTGCTTGGACTTCTTCTATAATATCGGAATCAATAGATTCTTCTATTTCCACATCTATTACCTCTTTATTAGCTTCTTCCATTATTTCTTTATCAACTTCTTTTTTTGTCACTTCTATAATATCCTCTGGATCATAATCTTTTGTTCTGTTTATTGCCGCTATTAACAAATCGCTATCATCAGAAGTATTTAAAAAGTTCTTGCAAGCCCTATTAATAACTGTTTTTTTTGCCATTTCATCACTAAAATTCTTATGTGCCAAGCTTTGTCCCTTTGCATTTCCTTGATTCCATGAATTTTTAATTTGACTTATATTCATCACCTCAACATAATCTGGACCATTTTCTCTTACTACAATTGCATATGCACCCTTAATTTTTGTAGTATCAATATTCTCAAATTTCTGTTCATGCTTAATTATTTCTTTGCATCCTGTTTTTAGATTAAGCTTGTACTCAAATTCATCACCGGAATAAATTACATTAGCAAACACTTCTTTAACGCCTTTAAGCCTTTTTACTGAAGCTATATTTCCCATATAGCTTTTCATAAGAGTTAACTTATCTCCCATAGGAATGAAATAACACTGTTTTTTAATAGGACTTAACCCTTGTATTGTCATATCTAATAATGCATTTATAACACTTGCCTTTGTACATGCTTCTAATACTGGAATATTAACATTACCTTTTTTTACAGTTTGTTCACTAAGTATTAAATGAGCACTTTTAAGGGCATTTTGATAGCTATAATTTGAAGGGAAATTTATTTCTCCTTCTTTTTCTAAAACTTTTATTCTGTTTAAAACCCCATCTGTAATGTTTCTTTCTTGTGTTGTCTGAATTTTATTTTTCTCCATGAAATCTACCTCCTAATTTATAAACATATATTTAATACTGTTGCTTTAACATTTAAAAGCTCATTAAGTTTCTTCTCGTAATCCTTTAATCTCTTTTGCTCTATCTCAATCATGTGTAAAATTATATTTTTATCAGCTTCTATTTTAATTAAGCTTTTAAATCTATCCCCTACATATACATATGGATTTTTTATTGATTTGCTATCTTCTAAAAGCTTTAAATTTGTTTTACAATCTGAAATATTATCAACTATCTCTGCGATTTTCTTTCCTACTTCTAAATTATTCATACCTTGGCTCCTTATCCTTTATAACTATATTTACAGTATCCCATTTTTTCAGCACCTTCGAACTCAGGAATACATCGTTCTTCAAACTCTTTATAAATCTCACATTCATTACATTTCTCGCTGCAGTTTTTACAATTATAAAAAAGTATTAATTCTACTAATTTGTAATAATCTCTATTTTCTTCATATGCTGCATTTATATCCGATTGTTTTCTTCTTTCGTACTCTCTTGTAGCTCCATATATATCTAATAGTACCCTTGATTTTTTAGCATCTTTATCCAGGGCGTTTAAAGCATTCTTATTTAATCTATTTTTTATATTTTCTATAGCTTTTTTAGTAAATGTAAAACCTCTTTTTAAATTTGCTTTTTCATCTTTAGTTAATGTATTTCCCTCTAATAAAATCACCCCTGAAGTCATTAAATGTAAAATAGTTATTATATTTTTTCTTTCTTCATTGTTTAGATAATCTTTCAATTTATTCCACCCTCAATTCTTTATCTTGGCTAACAACTAAATTAATTACCTGACTATTAGTTTTTATAATGTTATTTACACTTTCCCTATTATCTATAAAAATAGGAGCAGTAACATTGTAGTGTCTTGATAAAGTATTTATTATATCTATTCCTGCATTTATCTGACTCGCTGTATTAGCATTGCTGAATGGAACACCGTCTATTAGTGCTTCACAAGTTTCATTTAATCCACCATTTATTTGAATATCAAAAAGTTTAAAGTTAACATTTTCAAATTTCTCATTTATAGTTGATTCTAAAAGTTCCACTTTTGTTTTTATAAATTGTTCTCCAAGAAACTCTTGACCTTCAAGTTTAGCGATTTTTTCTGACAGCTCTCTTTCCTCTGCCTCAAGCACTGAAATCCTCTTCCTATTTTCATTGTTTACTTCTTTTTGATATAATTTTTTATTTATTAAACTAAGTTCACATTCTAGAGACTTTTTCTTATCCTTAAACGCTGCATTATTATCTTTTGAGCTGAAATTAGTTAGAGCTATCTCTAAATCTAAAATATTTGATTTTAACTCTTCCATTCCATCAAACTTTATTTCAGAAATAGTGCTAACATTACTTAACTTTTCTTTAGCCATTTTAAGGGATGTTTGGTCCGCCTCTAATAAGTCCTTTTCTTCCGTTATCTGCTTTTCTAGTTCTGTTAACTTTTCTTCTGCTATTTTTTTATTTGAATTTAATTCATGCCCTTTTTTACTTATATTTTCTAATTTGCTTTGCTTGTCATGACAAAACGAATTGAACTGATCTTCTTTTATATGTTCTATGTCATTTGTTTCATATTGTCTTTTACAAGTAGGGCAATATGTTAAACGTTCATTAAATATAAACTCTTTTTCCTTTTCTTCTTTAAAGTTACTTCTAAGTTCTATAACTTTTTTATTAAAGATGTCTATATTTTTAATTTCATTTTCTTTCTTTCTTTCCAAAGATTCTATATAACTTTCTCTATCTAAAATCTCATTTTCTAAAGCTCTTATTTTTCTTTCTAGAGATTTAACTGGCTCCGCAGCTTCTAATCTGGCTTCTTCTTCTTTATTTCTAAACTCTTTTTTTAATTCATATAGATCCTCTTTTAATTTAAAATATTCATCGTTTGCTTTATTGCCATCTTGCAACATATCATCATTTTTTTTAATTTCTTTTAATAAAACAAGTTTTTCTTTCTCTAACTCTATAAAATCATGTTCTACAATAGAATTATTAAGTTCATCTACTCTATAAGGAATTGATTTTACTTGATCCTTTAATCTTTTTATTTTAGCTTTTACAGTTTTTGAAAAGTTCTCTATTCCATCTTGCAACTCTCCTTCTAAAGGCTTTAATTTTTCATTATATGCTATTACTCTATCTGAATCTATATCCCCTATAATATCCATTAATATTTCTCTTCGATTTTTCCAATTAAGTGTGTTAAAATAAAGTGGGTTGGATATAAGCTTAAATGTATTCTCCGCCAAGAGTTCATTTACTTTAGAATTGTATTCAGCCTTTTTTACTGGAATATCATTTATTGTATATAGTGTTTCATGCCCATCAAAAGATCTTTCTGCAAATCCTCTTTTTTTAACCCATTTCTCTTTATATAATTTGTCAAATATAATTTCTGAACCATCAACTTCTATTGTTGCTGTAACCTGATGGTCCAAATAAGGTATAACTTGTCCACCTATATCTAATGTTTTTATATCAAAATCCTTTCTATCTTTACTATCTTTATCAAACATTACCCAAGTGAAAGCATCGAATATTGTTGTTTTACCTGTGCCATTTTCGCCAAAAATATTAGTTATTTCATTAAACTCAATAATTCTTTCCTTTATTCCTTTAAAATTTTTCAGCCTCAATCTTTTCAATTTAATTTCCATATATATTCTCCTTATTTTTCATATAATAACTTGCATCTAGCTTTTTTATTGAAATTACAAGCATTAATGCATATATCCTTTCTACTGCATTTATGACAGCAGATATCCTTCTCAAAATCACATTTTCCTATCTTGCAAAGAAACACTTTTTCACCTTCTTGGAATTAATCTTTTATTAAATTTCCCTTTCCTATTTCTTTTTATTTTCCCTTCCCTTTTCAACTTATATATCTTAGATGATATATTTGCTTCTGGCCTTTCCAGTGCAAAACTTAATTCTTCAATTCCAATGATTTCATACCAATCTATAAGATACTTTTCATCTTCATAACTCCAAGGAGTACCTGATTTAGCATGAAATTTTGGATTGTATTTAATTCTTCCATAATCATCGAATTCTAGCATTCAAACATCTCCTTCGTGAGGACTAAGATAATCTCTTTACTAAATTAGCAGATTGTCTCAATACACAACAAAGCTCTTCTTCTGTTCCACTTCTATATTTATCATGAAACTTTACATCTTCATTGAATATATCCATTGAAAGATTAAATTTTTCTTGTGTAAATTCTTGTCTAATTTCATTTATAATTTTCTCTAACATCTAATGGTTCCTTATATAACTCTCCTTATTTTTATCTATACATATATAAAAACTATTTCATCTAATGCTTTCATAATTAGCTCTTGTAATACTCCTAAGTTATAAAATCTAATCCCATATTTATCTTCAAGAATATAAGCAACTTTAAAAATATCCAACTCTTTATGCTCCTCAAGTAAATTCTCTACTATCTTTAATACTGCTTGTCTAACATTTAGTGATACTTGTTTCATATCTTATTCTCTCCTCAACTTTAATTATGTAATTTATTATTTAAATTTTTATTTATATACTTTAGAATCCTAAAGCTATTCTTCCATTATTTAATCTTTCTTTTATGGATTTATTCTCAATTTCTAATTCAGATATTCTTTTTTCTAATCTTTTACGTTCTAATGGTGATAAAGGATTTACTTTACCTAAACTTTCTATTTTTAATATTTCCTCCATATAATACTTAGGAGCTTTAAAATTAGGATTTCTAGTGATTATTCCTTCACTTTCGTACTTTATTAATGAATTAGGATTAGCAAAATCCCATCTTTCAGCTAATTTCTGTCTACTTATTAATGTTTGTTCCATTCCAACTCCCCTTAATCAAAGTAGCTCATTCGCTTATATGGTCTTTCACTCTTAGCAACTTTAATTTTTCATTTTAAAATTTGTATTTCTTTATTCATTTTCCATCTTCTTTGTGTCTTTTAAGACACTTTCTCTGTAAAAAAAATTTCCATTGCTTGCTCTATATCAATACCTAAATAAGTAATTAATATAGAAATTTCTCCCTAGTAAATTCACTTTTCCCATACATCTTTCTGTATAATGCAGATTTACTGATTTTAATTCAGCTGCAATTTCTTTAAAAGTTTTTCCTTTTAATGCAATTTGAGACTTAAGCAAATTAACATTCATGTCTTTTCAACTCCTTTCGTGTCGTTTAGGACACTTTTACTATAAATCATTATTTCTCAACTGTCAATCCCTAAAAGACACTTTTTTCGAGATTTTTTTCTTTATGTTGCATAAAAGACACTTTAGGTTTATAATGTACACATAAACAGGAGGAATGTATATATGGAAGTTAAGGATATTATTAAAAACGTCGTGAAGAATTAAGTTTAACTTATGAGCAACTTGGTAATATGATTGGAGTAGGTAAAAGTACCGTTAGAAAATGGGAAACAGGATTAATTGAAAATATGAGGAGAGATAATATAGTTGCATTATCAAAAGCATTAAATATATCTCCTGCTATAATAATGGGGTGGCAACCTATAGAAGATGATAATAAACTTATATTATCAAAAGAAGAAATAATATTAATAGATAACTACAATGAATTAGATACAGAAGATAAAAACAAAGTTGTTGATTATACTAAACTTTTATCAAATCAAGATAAATACAAGAAAGAAGATAATAAAGTTGTTGAACTTCCTAAAAAGATAAAGGAAATATGGGAAGAAGAAGGTAAGGAACATTTAATGCCTATAGCCTCTCATGATAGAGATGGAGAATTTACAGCAGAAGATTATAAGCATGATGATGATTTAATGAAAAATGATGATTTTTGGAAATAAACATAAAGGAATGATAAGGATTGACTTATGAAGAATTATTAATAGAAGCTGATAAGCTCGGAATAATTGTCAAGGAAGCTGACTTAAAAGCTAAAGAAGGGCACTGTTATGGTAAGAGAATTGCAATTCATAAATATTTATCTAACTATGAAAAGGCATGTGTCCTAGCCGAAGAACTAGGACACTATTACCTTACTGTTGGTGATATAACAAATCAACTATATATTAACAATAAAAAACAAGAGTTACTAGCTAGAAGATGGGGATACAATAAAAAAATTGGACTCATAGGTTTTATAAAGGCCTTTGAGAGTGGATGTGTTAATAGATATGAAATGGCTGAATGCCTGAACGTCACAGTTGATTATTTAAACGAAGCTATTGAATATTATGCTAGTAAATATGGAATAATGCATAGAATAGATGATTATATTATTTATTTCTCACCTAATTTTTATATTGGAAAAGCTTTCAATTAATTTTTTTAATTACTAATAGAACATATGTACTGAAAGGAGATTTATTATGGATTATAACATTACCTATAGACAAAAAGATAAAGGTTGGCAATATATAATAAGTTATAAAGTAAATGGAAAATGGAAACAAAAAAGTAAACAAGGTTTTTCTACTAAAAAAGAAGCTAAACCATTTGCTGAAAAAGCACTAAAGGAATTAAAAACAGCTTATGAAAATGAAAAAAATATAATAAATGAAAACTATGATTCAATAACCTTTAAAGAATTAACTGATATATATATTGAACACTCTAAATTATATAAAGAATATAATACAATCCGTTCTTATATTAATTATGCAAAAGCTTTTAAATCTTTAAATGATATGAAAGTTATTAGTATCAATAAAGGAACAATTCAAAAAGCTGTAGATTCCTTAGTGACTACTAAGTTAAGTAGTTCAACAATTAAAGAATATCTTAAAAGATCAACATTATTCTTTAAATACTATATAGAAAATTATAACCCTAATTATTCTAATCCAACTAGAAATATAGTACTCCCTAAAATCGAAAAAGCTCAAAATAAAAAAGCTTTAACTAAAAAGGAACTAGATTTATTACTGAAAAGCTTAAAAAAAGAAAATTATGATTTTTATATTATATCATTATTAGCTGGAACTTGTGGTTTAAGAGCTGGTGAAATACTTGGATTAACATGGAATGATATTGACGAAATAAATTCCACACTAAATATCAATAAACAATGGAAACGCCTTGATAGAAAAATTTATGGCTTTGGTAGACTTAAATCTAATAATTCTAATAGGATTGTTCCTCTTCCACAAAAAACTTTAAAAGAATTAAAAGAGTACCATTTAAGTTTAGTTGTAGATATAAATAATAGAATATTACCATTTAATGAAACTAAAATCTATAATCTTAATACTAAATTGAAACAACTCTCTGATATTTCTATTCATGAGTTACGTCATACTTATGCTACTCTTTTAATAAGTAATGGAATTGACTTTAAAACTGCCGCTGATATATTAGGTCATGATGTTGAACAACTAATCAAAACATATAGCCATGTCACTGATGATATGATGACTAAGGCAACTAATAAGATAGCTAAAATTTTTTAAATAATATTTTTGACGAATTTTTGACGAAATTCCATTAAAGTCCTTTATTTCTGCGGTTTAAACATATTTTTAGGATTCCTTGTTTGAATCCATATCTCTCCAGGTCCATTAAACTTACAAACTAATCCTTCTCCACCTGCAATTGATCCAAATAATCCTGATATAAGTTCTGTACTATATCTCATGTTACTATCCCATAGAACTAAATGATCTGAATCAACTATATAAGTTTCATTTTCAGCAACTACTTTCTTATGAATTGCTCCATAAGCACTTATAAATAATGTTCCAGCTCCTGATGCCTCCATTTGAATTAAACCTTCACCTGAAAGCATACCATTAATTCCACCTGATTTTGTATTTACATCTATTCCTTCCGTTGCTGCTAAAAAACTTGATTTTCCCAATCTATATCTCTTTTCTCCATTTAATTCTACAATTTCTATATCACCTAAAAACTTAGGAGCTAAAAGCAATTCTCCATTCTCTTTAGCGGTAAACTCTTGAATAAACATTGATTCTCCTGAAAATATTCTTCCTAAAGTCTTACTTAAACCTCCTGTTTTAGCTTTAGTATTAAACACATCATCCATAGATACCATTGCTGCAGATTCTACTATATATTTTTCACCTTGTTTAGCATTTATTTTTAACACCTTATTAGTATTTCCATACAACAATTCAAATTTTGTACTCAT